GCGAACCCCATCGGTTCACGAAGCCCTCGATGGTGTGCGTGAGTTCGAAGAAGCGGTCGCCGGGATGAATGATCTGCTGGTCGGCGTTCGTGTACCGCGCGATGCGCGGCTCGCGGCGCAGACGGTGCTCGCAGGTCATGGACAACGTCGCCTCGCCCTTCGACAGGGTGATGGTCTGCTGGTTGATGCGACCTTCCCAGATGACCTCGGGCGAGCCGATGAGCGCGCCGGTGTCAGGGCTGAAGAAGCCGAGGTACACCGTCACCGTGCGGTTCTGGTAGTCCTCGGCCAGCGCGGGCGTAATCCAGGTGTTGTCGAGACCGCTGCAGGTGAGGGTGACCTGACGCGCGACGACCTCGATGTTCTCTTCGACGGACTCGATGCCGCCGAAGTCGCCAATCCCAACGAACGTCGTCGCCGCCGCCTCAGTTGTCAGATTGTCGCCGTTTTCGGCGTCGAGCGGCTCGCCGGCCTCGGTGAGCAGAAGCTCGCTGACGACGAGGTTGCCGATGCCGTCGTGCACGCGAACTGTGCCCGAGTCGTAGCCGACCTCGACCATGCAGACCATCGTGATGGCCGGCTTCTCAGCCTCCAGCGCGTAGTCGGGCGACACGATACGTGTCACGCGATGTCCTCGACGAGGTTCAGCTCGATGTCACCGATGAGGCCGGGGCGCACGCCCCAGGAGACGGATTCATCCGACAGCAGGAAGCGTCCCATCGGCGAGCGGAAGATGACCGGGGAGTTATCGGCGGGGCTGGTGCGCAGCTGCGGCTCGAAGATGAGGTAGCCCTGCCCCGACGCATTGCTGTCGAGGTCGGCGACCAGTCGCTTGAGCTCGCCGCCGATCTCGACCCAGTCGCCCGCCTTGGCGAGCGCGTTGGTGGACACCGGCAGGCCGTCGATGTTGAGGGCCGCCCCGGTCTGCGAGGCGCCGTTGACGAGCGCGCAGCGGGCGACGGAGGCCCAGTTGATGAACTGGAAGTCGCCGGCGAGGCGCCCGGCCACGAGGTCGTAGAACGAGACGTGGGAGGTGGTGCCCGAGGCCGTGAAGGTCTCGGCGAGGCGCCCGGCGGCCGTGAGGGCGGTGCCGTTGACGAGCGTGGTGCCGCCCTGCGCCGTGCCGGCGGCGGCCTTGAGGTTCACCGCGCCCTTGCCGGCGGCCACGATGGCGCGGATGGCGTAGGGGGCGCTCGTGACGGTCGTCACGCCCGCTTGGTAGACGTAGCGGTTGGCGGTCACGCCGGTGCGGGTCAGGCGCAGGCCTCGGTTGGAGTCGGCCGACAGCACCATCTCGGCGTTGCTCGAGGTCCAGCTCGTCGTGGCCGCGGTCGCCGCTTGGTTGGTCAGCAGCTCGGGCGCAGAGAATGAGCCGCCCGCGGTGTAGGAGGGGTCGACCAGGTAGAGGCGGTTCGACCGTCCGCGGAGCTGCGCGATGAGACTCAGGAGCCGCGCGCGGCGGGTCGTGGATCGGGGCGCGGAAGAGGAGCCGACAGGTCCAGCGGTTGCCGGGGCGCGAGTAGGTGCGCACGGCGCCGGAGAGGGCCGACGAGAAGACGGCCGTATTGTCGACCGTGCCCCAGGTGACCTCGGAGGCGATCAAATCCGGCGGCAGGACGAAGTCGGTCATCGGCGTATCCCGTAGCGGCGGTCGAGCTCGTCGAAGATCCGGCGGTTGTTGTCCGCGAGGATCGACGGCAAGGCCTGCGTGAGTTCCATTGTCGCACCGCGAGCGTCGATGTTGTATACCGGCGCGACCGTCATGCCGGCACCGAATCTGTCCATCGGCTGCATTATTCCTGTCGTGGCTGGGACGAAGTCTTCGGCCATCTTGTGGTTGGGCACTACGGTGCCGGCGGTCGACGGAACAAAGAGCTCGGGGCCGCGCTCGCCGACGAGATAGGGCGAGTTGGCCGTGACCGGGCCGCCCTTCGCGCGCGGCTTCAGCCCGGCCAGCGCCGCGGAGGCGAACTGGCCGAGGATGCCGGTACCGCCCGAAAAGGCGCTGAAGAATGCGGTGAGAATCTGCTGGGCGAGCAGCTCGGAGATCATGCGGCGGATGACGTTGAGGAAGCCGGCGAGCATTCCCTTCACGCCGTTTTCGAAGGGGTCGAAGAGGAAGTCGGCGAAGGCCGACTGCATGGACTTCGCGGCCTCCTCGGCGAAGGCGGTGAGCGTTGCGAACTGCTGGCCGAAGCGCTGCTCGTACGACTTCATGATGGAATCGACAAGGCCGTCGGTCAGGTCGTTGTCGAGCTTGGGCGGTGTGACCTTGATTTGCCTCAAGGCGCGAGATGCGCTCTTGGCCGTGGTAGCGCTCGCGACGTCGGTGGCGCCGACTGTCATGTTCTGCCCGAGGCGACGACGCGCGGCGGCGTCCAGGCGGCCAGCGGCTGCATCGTAGATGTCGGCCGCGGCGAAGATGTCACGAGCCGCCCGCCCCGCGCTGAAGCCGAAGTCGACAGCATTCTTGGCCGCCGACGCGCTCGCCTCGTCGAACGACTGCGCAAGGCCGCCGATGGAGGCAGCAGCCGCGGCGATGTCGTTGCCGACGTTGCCGCCGACAAGCCGCTCGGCGAGCAGCACGAGCTTCGCAAAGCCGCTCGTCAGCATCTCCACGCCGCGCAGCGTGAAGGCGACGAGCTTGGTGATGACGCTGCGGATGAGCTCGAAGACGGACAGGATGCCGCTCCCAGCCGATTGCACGGCCTTCATGAAAGCGATGAACGTCACGCCGAGCGCACGGCCGACACGATCGCTGCCGCCCATGGATTCCATCAAGGCGGAAAACGCGCCGACGGCGACGTCGATGGCCGGGGCGAAGTTGGCCAGCATCTTGGTTGCGAGGTTCCCGACGATGGTCGACTGCGCGGCGAACTGGTCGTTCATCGCAGCGATGCGCGAGATGTCGATGTCGGAGAGCGCCGCGCCGTGCGCCTCAAGCTGTGCGCGCGATTCCGTCAGCGCTGCGGAGCCCTCCTTGAGCAAGGCCTGCAGATCCTTGGCACCCTTGCCGAAGATGTCCTGCGCGGCGGCTGCTCGACGGTAGGGGTTCTCGATGCGGCTGATGGCATCGGCCACGCGGGAGAAGGCCTCGTCCGGGCGCAGGTTGGCGATTTCGCGGACGTTGATGCCGAGAGTGGAAAAGGCCTGCTGCGCCTGCTTGCTGCCGCTCGCCGCATCGCCGATGGTCTGCGACATCTTCTGCATGGCGAGCGCCACGGCATCGAGCGAGGTGCCCGACTGCGCCGCCGCCAGCTTCAACGTCGACAGCGACGAGGCGCTCACGCCGATATTGTCGGCAAGGTCTTGCAGCTGGTCAGCAGCTTGCGAGACCCGCACGACAAAGGCGCCCACAGCGGCGACGCCGATGATGCCGAATGCGCTCTTTAGCGCCGACGATGCCGCCACCGCCGACTTCTGCAGCCCGCCAAGCCCACGCTGCGCCGAGTTGAGCGCCGATTGGGTGCGATCGGTCGCGGTGATGATTACTTCTGCGCGCGCCATTTTCGCTCCTGTTCCTCGGCCTCGAGCTTGGCAGCAGCCAACAGCCCGAAGAAGTCGCGCTCCGTCATGTCGAAGATCTCAGCGGGCAGGACCCCCAGCCGCAGCGACAGCGCGTAGATCGCGCGGAGCTGGGGGTCCGAGATCAGTTTTTTTCGGCGGTGTCCGGGTTCTCGACCACTGTGCCGTCGTTCATCTCAGCGACGATGCGCGTCATCACGTCGGGGTCGTAGTTGTTCATCAACTCTAGCCTTTCGGCCTTGTTGAAGAGCTTCATGCCCGACGAATCACGCGCCCGCACGATGAGCGTGACGGCGATGGCCTCCAAGTCGAGGATGGTCTTGTCGCCATCTTGCTTGGCAAGCAGGAAGATCTCCCGGCGCTCGGCGAGGGTCATGTCCGGCCAGAAGTGGACGGTGATGCCCCACTCCGGCACCGGGATCTGCTTGAGGTTCTCCGGCGAGCGGCGCTCCTTGAACTGCGCCTTCGCTGCGTCCTTCCAGTTCATCAGCTCGTGCCCACCGAGAGGGTGCCGTTACCGATGAAGTTGAAGGTGATCTCAGTGACGGCACCGCGCTGCACGTTTCGGGTAATCTCGGTGATCAGCGCATTGCCGCTCCAGCGCGTGTCGCCGGAGTCGATGCCCTC